AGATAATTACAACAATTACAAAAAACTACTTCCCGATGTCACTTTTTTTTGAACCCCCCTTTGTTGTTTCATCTGTTTTTATTTGCTTATTATTTATTTGTCCAGGCCTTTCCGGGTTCAAATCTTTAAAAGAAATAATTTCTATTGTAATATCCTGAGATGATTCACTAAGTCCGGCAATCTTTGCAAGTTTGTCAGATGCTTGTGCGTTGCCTTTACTACTCTCTTGGTATAGATGTTGCAATACGTGCGTACGTAAGGCGTCCTTGTCGTCCAGTAGATCAGGAGCAAAGTCTAAACCTTTTTTTGTTTCTTTTTGTTGTTTGTCTCTCTCTATGTATTCTATTGCTGTTTTATAATCTTTGTATACTTTCGCAATCTCACCACAGAAAGACCATCTGCCAGAATTGTCTAACGTTTTGAATTTATCAAATATTTCTTGTTGCTTCATAATCTCTTTAATATGCCTTGATCTATCCGCTTGCAAGAATAAATACACTTTTTTCTTTACACGTCTAAAAGCCCCATATTTGCGTTCTAAGGCACTTTAGTCTTTAGGCATATCACTACCTTGCTATAGTATCGTTCGTTGATTCTAGGTCATACAATATGTAGTGGTAGGGCCTGGCCAATACCACAATATGTAGGTTTCATTTTTAGGGATAAGATGTTCAAAACTAAGTATATAAAAGGCAGCCGATTCATGTACTATTACACCAAATTAAACAGGAGATGTAAGACATGATAATACCTACAAAATATGAAGTGTTAAAAACAAGAGACTTGACCGAGGTAGAAATCTACGGACTAGAAACAATAGTCAACCAATACATTGACCAGCTTTATGATGGCCATGGTACGTTAAAAACGGGTTTCTATTATTGCGGGGGAATGCTACACCCCGAAACCGATTTACATTGCGATGAGGGCAAAATAAATTGCGTTGGTATGGTAAGTAATCGGATTGTAATTGAAATTGAGTTGACCGATGACGAGGATGAGGGAGCCGATGAGTTTCTTATCTATTTTCTTGATCCCGCTGTAGGCGGTCATAAACTGTATCAAATTGAGTTAGAATATTTACAAGTCGGTTAAATGTGGGGGATTGTTAAAATGGCTGGTCATATACATACCGAGTTTATTAGTTGGCAAACGCAAGCATCTATCGAACAAGATACCTCTCTTAGATGGGAGGTAGTTTCTTGGAAGAATGATGAATGCGACTCAATAGAAAGCGACACTCTGCAGGTAAAAATTTACTTCCCCAATTCTTTTTTCGATGATGAAGAAAGAGAATTGCGTTCATGGTTTTACGTTACGCATATCGAAGAGTGTGGAAATACTGAGCTCCCCTTTTTAGGTGAAGAAAAATTCGAGTGGACATACGGGGAAGTTATTGAGTATTGCAATAAACTTTCGAAATATGTGTTGCATAGGGATTTAGATAGAAGATCGAAAGGGTTATAAAATGAAACGTACGGATATATATAGAGTAAAAGTAAAATATGTAGTAGATGTTTGGGTGGACGTTGAAGCCAACGAACCGGATGAAGCGATCACAAAGTATGACGATAACATCACATTTCAACCGGATGCAGTAGTTTATTACAACACCGCTGACATCGAAAGGTCTATTGATTGGCAGACTTATTCAATCGAGAGCGAATATTTAACATCAAATTTTGAGGAAGAAAAAGATGATTGAACCACCTATCGATCCCCCAGCTTCTTATTGGGGAGAAGAAGAAGAAGAGGAAGATTACTCTTTAGATTTAAGCAAACGAGAAGCAGAAGATAATATTTAACCAGGAGATAATGATGCCAAATTGGATAAGTAATACAGTAGAAGTTTATACGGCCAGCAAAGCCGATGATCAAAAAATATATAAATCAATCGTAAACAAGAATAAAGAAATAGATTTTTCTATTCTTATACCAGAACCATTTGAATGGGTGGGTGAAAAATTTGGAGGTAATCTTTCAATGATGAAAGCTATGAAAGATAATGAAGAGTTTGATTGGTATTCATGGAGGTGGGATAATTGGGGAACCAAATGGAACGCATCCGAGGGAGAAGCTGAAGGCAATGGTGTCTACTGGTTTCAGACGGCCTGGGCTATGCCGATGCCATGGATCATTGCATTGAGCAAAAAGTTTCCCGAATCAGAAGTCTATGTATCATATTATGATGAAGACTATGGATCAAACTTTGGACAATTTTCCATGATAGATGGTAAGCCGAAGGGATATGTAATCAATCAACTGGATGATGCAGCAGACGAACAAGAGTTTAATGAGTGGGTCGAAGTCTTATATGAAGTTGCGGGTAAAGATTATTGTTGTTATCCAATATGGAATGATGGAGAAGTAGAATGGGTGGGTGAAAATGAGTGATACTTTAGTGTTGCTTATAGCATCCGTACTTAGTTTAATAGCTTTAGTTTCAATAATCGGAGGTTAAAAAATGGAAGTAATATATAAATACAAAAGCGAAGTTTATGTTCTTACTTTGCCTATGACAAAGATACATAAAGTAGAAGGCGATCATGTTCAGATTTATTTAGATGATAATGAGGCCGATCAAATCTCACAAGCAAGAGCAGTTGCCGAGATGGGTGATAGTGAAATGAGGGCTAAGTATAATGATTAGCATTAATTTATCAGGCATTCAAAGTATCTCAATCCCTACCGATATACAGGTAGGGGATGAGGTTATTGTTGTACATGACGAAAAGAATAAATACCAAACAGAATGTGAACCTGCATTGTTGGTAAAGCATACTGAAAGAGCAGTTGGTTTTATTCCATGTCCATCTACTATTGAAAAATATATGGTGGCGGCCAGGAAAGAAAACGATTTGCGTAAATATGAAATGCAAAGAGAACGCAAAGCTATCACCGAATTGATTCGATCAGAGTTAATTACTGAATTGTTCCGCAATCATATCACCCCATTGGGAAAGATTGGTAGGTTGCAGCATGACGAAGATGGTAATGTAATATCGATTAGCATCATGTTTAACATAATGTAAGGGATAACAATGGATGAGTTAAGCGAATGTTGCGGAGTATATACACATGAATTAGGAGACTTTCATATCTGTTCATCATGTAAAGAATGGTGTGAAATTTTTAACGAAGAAGGAGAAGACGATGATACATCCAAATAGTAAGCAGGCATACAAAGAAGAAAAAACAAATTTAGGTAAGAGAGCGCAGATGATATATGATTTCTTAACTAACATTGAAAAACCTATGACAGATCGACAGGTTCAAATCGCCCTGGGCTTTGCTGAACCTAACAATGTCAGACCAAGAATTACAGAATTAATGGACGAAGGTTTAGTTTTTGAATGCGGTAAAGTAAAATGCGAAATAACAAACAAGCAAGTACGATTAGTTAGTGGTATGATATGCCATTACGATTATTATTTTTTAACACAATTAGAAAAATCAATAGAGAAGGAGTTACTCAATGAGGGAAGATAGCACAACAAGTATTAAATTGCCGGATGAATTAAGAGGTACTGTAATTGGAGAGAATGATATTCAGATTACAGATATGTATGCGGCCAATGGTAAGATGCCGATCAATCAACATGGTAGTAAAACATTTGAGGATTGGTGCTTCAAAGATTGTCAGCGTATAGGTGATAGTTCTTATGTAGTTGAACATTATAAAACATTTGAAGGTGAACGTATTAAATTTGTCTGTATCATGAGGGCCATATAATGGATAAGCCAAGTTACTATGCAATCATACCAGCAGAGGTGCGGTACAACAATCAACTATCAGCCAATGAGAAGCTGATGTATGGAGAAATCACAGCACTTACCCAGGCAACGGGTGAGTGTTGGGCTACCAATGCTTACTTCGGTAGAATATATAACAAGGATGTTCGTACCATACGGAGATGGGTTAGCCACCTGGCCTCATTGGAGTACATAGACATCAAGTTGGTATACAAATCAGATAGCAAAGAGGTAGACAAACGAATCATTACTCTAGGGACAAAACTATCTCTAGGGTCAGGACAAAAATGTCCGACAGGTGAGGGCAAAAATGTCCTAGATAATAGTACAAGTAAGAATAGTACAAGTATAATAGATGAGTGGTTTGAAAAGGTATGGATACAGTACGGTAGAAAAGGTAACAAACAATCTGCTATACGCTATTGGCGTAAGCTAAGTGATATAGATAGGAAAGACATCGAAGCATCTATACCTGCATACCTACAAAGCCGAGAGCCACAGTTCCGAAAAGACTTGAGTGGATACATCAACCCTACATACAAGCGTTGGCAGGATGAGATCGTTGCTCAACAAGAAGAATCTAAACCATTGCAGTTAGGTAATATGTAATGAAACAAAGACCATGGAGTGATGAAGGTGAGAAGGGTGTATTAGGTTCATGCTTACTAGATGTGCAAATTATTAGTAAGCTTACCCTTCAACCAGATGATTTTTATGATAGGCGAAATGCTATCTTATGGGAATCATTACGCAATCAATACGCTGAAGGTAAAGCAATGGATGCTATTACTATAGGCAACTATCTAAAAGAATCTAATCAGTTAGATCAAATAGGTGGATATGATAGGTTGATCGAGTTGCAAGATAGTACATTAGTTGCAGCTCATTCAGAGTATTATCAGAACATGGTGCTAGAAGCTTCACAATTAAGGCGTGAGATCGATGTACTTGAAAGTGGGTTGGCATCAGCTTATGGTGGAGATAGTTGCTCAGATGTAGTTGTTAGCAGTTTTATAGGCATGAATCAAAAGCTAGATGCCGAGCAGTCTATGGATGAGTTAGCTAAAAACTTTATTGCCGATTGTGATAGAGGAACAGTAGGACACTTCCCCTGGTGGTGTGATGATTGGACTAAAGAGTTAGGTAATATGTCTAGCGACCTTATGATATTCCATGCACCCAGGTCGACTGGTAAGACAGCAATGATGTTACAATGGATTATTGCAGCCCATTCAAAACAAATGCGAACACCATTAGCATCTATCGAAATGTTAAAGAAAGAATTAGCACCTCGGTTTATTGCTCATGTTGGGCAAGTAGTTACATTTACAATGCGTATCCGTGGACACATTACCGAGGATGAGCGGAATAAATCAGAAGCGGCCGTAAAAGAAATCAAAGCATTGCAGTTATGTATTCGTGATAAAGCTATGACTATAGATGATATACGAACATGGGCCGTATCAGAGTATCGTAATGGTGCAGATGCAATCTTCATCGACAACCTGCTATCTATATCAGATGGAGGAAAGCAGTATCAAAGCAAGACTATAATGTATGATGACTTCATTCGTAAGCTGAGAGACCTAAGAGACTTGCTAAAGATTCCAATCATTATCCTGGCCCATCCTAATGCAGAAGGTCAGGTGGCTTGGAGTAGAGATGTAGAAAACTTTGCAGATGTTATTCTTTATATGGTGGAAGTACCACTAACAGGTATAGATATACGCAACCAACATATAGAAAAAAACTTAGATATTTCTGGAAAACATATCCTTGCAATCTTTCAAAAAAATAGACAAGGTATTAGTCCTATAGCTAGTTTAGAATTTAAAGGCGATACACAAACATTTAAACATATAAGATGGGAGACATAATGTGGATACTACCAAAGCAATTACACACCTCAGTTTATGTAGCGGATACTCAGGTATCGGAATCGGACTTAAGAGAGTTCTGCCAAACCTGCGAGAAGTCGCTCATGTGGAGATCGAAACCTACGCCATTGCAAACCTGGTTGCGAAGATGGAAGAGGGTCGCTTGGCTCCGTCTCCTATATATACGGATGTTAAAACCTTCCCATATAAACGCTTTTCTGGGTGCGTGGACATACTCAGCGGTGGATTTCCATGCCAACCGTTTTCATCAGCAGGAAATAGAAAAGGAGTTGAGGATGATCGCCACCTCTATCCTTATATCAGCAAAGGAATATCAGAGTGCAAACCAGGAATTGTTTTCCTCGAAAATGTTGAAGGAATTATCAGTAGCAAAACCGCAGACGGAGAATCAGTTCTCAAGTATGTCCTCCGGGACTTGGAAGGAATGGGTTACAGAGCAACGGCAGGAGTATTCTCAGCGAGTGAAGTTGGCGCACCTCATCAGAGAAAGCGAGTGTTTATCCTGGCCTACTCCATCGGTGAGCGATCAGGAGGGAAGCAGTCAAGCGCATCGAGTAGAGTGGACGAAAAAATCTGCGAGATTGCGAAAGAAAGACCGACCGAATATAACGTTCGGGGCAAAGCTGAGGGATGCGGTAGAGAGTTGGCCGACACCAACAACAGCAGAGGGTACGAAGATAGGCAACCAAGCGAACTACGGACAGAAGGGACTGAGCAATCATCCAGAGATAGTTGGCAAACCAACAAGGGAGAAAGGTGTAAAGAGTTATCCAACACCAACGGCCAGGGATTGGAAGGGAGTATACAAGACAATCATACGCAAAGATGGGAAGAGTCGAATGGACAACTTACCTCAGGTTGCGGATTTCCTGCACGACCAAACGAATATCAATACGAATGGGAAGAGCCACGCACTAAACCCAAGTTGGGTGGAACAACTGATGGATATTCCAGTAGGGTGGACAGACTTAGGTTATTGGGGAACGGAGTAGTGCCTGCTACTGCGGCCAAAGCTTTTGTTACTTTATTAGGTAGACTTGTTGATTAAATATATATACAGACAAGATGGAGTACGAAAAATTAAAGAGTTTCCATACAATTATAAGGGAAAAGGTATTGACTATAAACAACTTACACATTATTATGATTGGTGTAAAAAAAATAAGACTGAGTTCTTAAACTTAATTATAACTAACGGGAGTAACTAATGGGACTAATAGAAATGGACAGCAATAACAACTATCAACTTGTCACTATTCAAGGTGGCAAATTTGCAATCAGATTACCTGATAATTCAGATCATCCAAAAGCTGAAAGACGCAAGCTTGAAGCAGGAGATAACATCGGCAAAGAGATATGCGAGTTAAGGTATCCTGGCATCGAGGGTAAGATAGAGAGTTGTAAGATTGAGGAAATGCAATATGGTGAAAACTTTATTATTAATCTTATCGATGATGAGGGCAGTAGATTTAAAGTGCAGCTTAGTATGGCATCTTCCTTTTGGAAAACGTTTGTAAAGAGCGTTCCTAACATGAGTGTAGATATACCAATTACTCTTCGATTAGGACTTGATAAAGAGAAGAATAAAAACTTCATGTGGATTACTCAAGCGGGTGAAACCGTTCGATCTTTCTATACTAAAGATAATCCTAATGGAATACCTGAACCCAAAAAACGTCCTAATGGTAAGTTTGATTGGGCAGATCGTGATGATTTTCTATACGAAAAAGCTATGGAATTTTGTGATTCATTTACTCCAATGGAAGAGACTGACGTTCCCTTCTAATGAAACTACCCCACAACAGAACGTGGTACACCAAGAAGCTAGTCGCTAAGGCAAAGCTGTGTGTCAAGTTGCGAGATAACTATACCTGCCAACGATGTAACAAAGAAGTATCTGGTAGTAATTGTCACGCAAGCCACGTTCTGAATGTGGGAACCCACAAGAATATGGAGATAGACCCGATAAATATGAAGGTACTATGCTCATACTGTCACCTGCATTGGTGGCACAAAGATGTACTACACGCTACCGAATGGTTTAAAGATAAGTTCTTCCTGCGTTACGATGTACTAATGCGTATGGCTAAACTTAAATTTAAAATATCAACGGCAGACCTTGCTGAGTTACACGATGCAACTAAAGCTGATGGCTCTGACTACGGGCAGGCGTATTACAAATTAATACAGGAGATAATAAATGAATAAGGAATTTTATTACGAACTGATCGGAATGTTATTAATAGGTTTAACATTAGCTTGTTTGTATATAGAAATAGTAGAGGTGACAAATGGCTTACAGCGTTGAAAAATGTAGAGAGATTAGGAAACGTGTAGATGAAGTAGGAATCTATGAGACTGCTGTTGAATATGGTGTAGCTATAGACACTATTAAAAGAGCATTGCGCTATATTAAACGAGAGGATAAAACAGATGATGTTGTCGAAAAAAGAGATTGCAGAATTAACGGAGGCCATCGAGTACTTTGTATTGGAGACTTACACGCACCCTTCGACCTTGAAGAATACTTCGACTTTGTATGTGAAGTTAATAGAGAGTATGCACCTACTCAAATTGTCTTCATCGGTGATGTCATCGACAACCACTACGCAAGCTATCACGAAACCGACCCTGATGGAATGGGCGGCCGAGATGAGTTAGACCTGGCGATTGAAAGGTTAACAAGATGGCATGATAAGTTTCCAGATGCTTATGTTACCATTGGCAACCATGATCGTATGGTTATGCGTAAGAGTCAGACTAGCCACATACCAAGGCGTTGGATTAAATCTTATGCTGAAGTATTAGGCACACCAGGATGGTACTTTACAGACCGAGTAGACATTGATGGTGTTCAGTATATACATGGTGAAGCGGGTACGGCCAGGACTAAATGCAAAATGGATATGATGAGTACCGTTCAGGGCCACCTTCATACACAAGCTTATACTGATTGGCAGGTAGGCCGTAAGTTTAAAGTGTTTGGTATGCAGGTAGGATGTGGTATTGATTTTAGTAGCTATGCTATGGCGTATGCTAAGTCAGGTAAGAAACCTGCTATCGGATGCGGTGTAATTATTAATGGTGAAGTAGCAATTAACAGAATGATGGAGTTATAAAATGCAGCAGATAACTTTAAAGAAGGGTAATATGGCTGTCACATTATCTAACGAAGATGGTGAGAGCAGAGAAGAGTTAATAGTACTTATGAGTACCGCATTGTCCTGGATAGAGGAAGATACTATCGTGCTAGGTGAGTGCGAAATTGAAGAAGACGATAACCTTTATATAGAACCAAACCCACCCAGAGATAATATACAGCACGAAGGAATGTAATTAAATTTCTTCTATGCTTTTTATGCAGCCAACTGGTATCACAATTTTGTCTGCCAGTTGTATTGTATCTTTATACTTCGTCGTGAATAGACGTAAGTATTTTTTTGTATAGCTATCAATCCATCCAACGCTTTGAGCCACGGCAGGTTCGATGTCATTCTCTGTATGCAGGTCGGCTACAATATCCCACCACTCTACATAAACTCTAGTTCCTTTTTTAATCATTTATCTTATTGGAGTTATTCTAAAGTGTCCGATCATTAATTCAATCCTAGAGTTGCCATATAATTGCTTGCAAGCCTTCTCTAAAACCTTACCTCTGTGGTACTCAGGTAGTTCAACAACTGTTTCATTACCCCTTGAATCAACAACTTTATACATAGACATAGTTCCTCCGTTAAGATTAAAAAAAATAAGGACAATAGTAGTGTTAACGATGTGTCCCGCACCGTACAAAAGGGGGAAATGAAGAAACCCCCTAGGTTAACTACTTAACCTGCGATGAACCGAAGTAAAATCCTACTAAAGCTAACATAGTCTGTCGCACTTCAGGTAATAAAACGTATCCTTGCAATTCGATCCAACCATTTCCTTTACTGAATAAGTTTCCAAACAAGAACCCGAATAGTCCTCCACTTGGATTAGCCTCAATAGTAACTGGCTCATTAAAAAATGCAAGTACAAATGGCGCAAAGATTACAGCAAACAAAGTACACAATGCAATCGTTCTGCGGACAATAGCACCTGCCTGTCCATCACGACTGGCGGCCCGGTCAGCAGAATCATCAGCAACCCCCTGCTTCTTAATCATATTCTCAACCATTGCGGTTTGAGATTGTGCCTGGGATGCGATTAGTTTCATAACGAAACCAGACAGCGAGCCACCTAGCATTGCGATGAGTTCAACAGACATTAGTAGCCTTTCTTCATAGACATTTTCTTGCCAGTCTTCTTGGCTTCTTTCTTAGCTTCCTTCATACCCTTCTTAGTATACTTAAATACTTTTTTTCCTACCTTTGGCATAACTATCTCCTTACCATTTAACTTTATCTGCCCAATATGCAGCACTCATTTTACCTTTGGATATATTAGCACGATGCCTGGCCTTGAAAGACTTACGCTTTGCCTTCATCTTAGCTGACTCACCCGCTTTAGGTTTACCTGCTGTACTTGCACCTTGCTCTCCAAATCGAATTGTCTTAACCTTATCACCTGATTTAGCTACAACAACGTGCGACTTCTTAGGGTGGCTAGGTGTACGCTTGGGCTTGTTGTAACCTGATACACCTATACGTTTTAGTAATGACTCGCTCATCTATACCTCGCTGTTTTCTTTGCTATTCCTTTAGGTTGTTTTACAAATTGTTTACCCTTCTTTGTTCCTGCTCGTTTGGCTTTAGATGTAGCCGAATACTCAGCAGGTGTGAGGGCTTTGATCGCAGCTTCAGGTAGGTAACGCTCACCAGTTTCGCCAGACTTCTTGCCAGATTTAGTACGCCATTTTTGTTTTGTCCAACGCTTCAAGGACTTTTGTGGAGCCTTCATCTGTAGCCACCTCCTGCGGCCTTATATTTACGAGCAAGTAACTGTGCCTTACGAGCAGACCATTGCCCTGCCTTGCCACCCTTCGTGCCTGCCTTGATGCGGTTGAACATTCTCTTTCGCATTCCAGGCTTAGTATAGTTTCCGGCTTGATTAACTTTGGATGTATATTTTTTCCTACCCATCTTTTATCATTCCTACTATATTTACGGCCCTTCTCTTTGTTTGATTCCAATAGTCAGAGTTACCTTTAGATAAATCTCTGCCGTCTTTATATTTAATTTCATTCGATGCCCAATTCCATAAATTATTTCTTTGCTCTTCATTTGTAGATAAAGCGGCCGACTTAATTAATTTGTAGGCATTTTTAAATTCTGTTGTCCAACCAAACCCCATGTTAAAGGTAAGGTCTATCATTGCTATTTGTCTAGAGGGAGACATACGATCAAAACCAGGTATACTTGTGGCTTGTCTTATTGATCTTTCAGTATCTTTTTTAAACCATTCATCTGCTTGTTGCTGTGATATTACTTGTTCTTTAGAAACAATAGGATTGCCATATATATCTTTATCACCAGGCAAAACCTTATGACCATAGCCTACAGTCAAGTGATCCTCTGAATCATAATAAGAAATCATTTGCTTATTAGCATTATACTTAGAACCTTCATGGTCTTTGAGCGTGCTAATTAATGTATTCTTATCATACATTTTATTCGCAAAGCTTTCTGGTAATACTAATAACCAAGTAAACAATAGTAAGAATCGCCACAATCGCAGACAAAATTTGGTTGACGTTAACCAACCCAACGCTTGAGATGAATCCAACCGCACCCACACATCCTTTTTCAATAATATCATTCATCTCCAATATCCTCTGGTACTCCATTAATCTCATCTAAAGTAACTGGTATACCAATTTCATTAGCTTCATTAACTACTGTTGCATCTGTTACATCATATATTAAAAACTGTTTTGCACTTTCCAACTCCTGGCTTGGAGTTACATAACCACAAGTCCAATCATTAACATCATTATACGTTACATAGAATGTTGTTTCTTCAGGGAATTTAATTTCTACTGATCCTAAACTCATGCCCTACCTCCATCTACAATGGTGAACCCATAATTATCGATTAAATTTCTTTTAGCCGGATAAGAAGGTATCGTTGGATTAGCTGTATAAGTTGAGTCTCCCATATTCATAGTAATATTTCTAACAAGAGGGTTATCATCAGCATTGTTACTAATAGCTATAAGCAACCTGCCATACTCATCAGAACTTGCTAGTTTAGTTTCAACGTGTGTTGACTGAGAATCATTTAGAAACATATATATCATTTCTAAGTTATTATTTCTTAGCCCATTAAAATTCCATTTGCTTATATTAGTTGTAACAACACCTGCACTTTGAAACATACCCTTGTAGTTATTAACCTGACTAAAATCAAACCTAGTTAAGTCTACAGTTTTATTAGAGCCTGTTCTTAAAAACATATACTGAACATCGTTTTGAGTAACAGAAGGGCTAGTTGCAAATGTAACAGAAGTCAATCCGTTCATTTTTACAAAAGCACTTCTGAAGGAATCAGTCCGATTACTCCCGCCATAATTAGGATTAATTTTCCCAAAGCCACTACCAATAACTATACTAGTATAAGCATTTTTAATATCTTGATTGTTTACACCCTTAATAGCCTCGGCTCTAAATCTAGGTATCTCAATGTTACCACTTGCAGGACTTATTGTAATATTATAAGTTCCATTGGCAACATAAGAATGAGTAGGGGAAGCAATATCATATCTTTGATCAATGGTTTGTGTAGCTGAACCATCACCCCAGTCAACTACATATCGTTGGCTTCCACTAAAAGGCAACTGACATTGTTGATTTTCAAGTGAATTAACAACATAAGTTAATGCTGTATTAATAGAAGGTGCTTTGTAGGTTGGAGTATAACCTAAACCTAAATTTGCCCTTAAAGACATATTATACCTCGGTATCTAATGCTCTAATATTTACTGAACCACTTGTTTCAATATACTGTCCTGCTTTAAGTACGAATGGACGAGTAATGCCATAAGGTGGAATACAAGCATTTCCATTAGCAGCAGATGGATTAGTAATATCGTTTGTTGCTTTAATTGCAAACCATACAACCGCTCCGCTGTAATCTTGAATCTCAACAACACGATCATTGTTTGCATCAAACTGTAACCCCGTATTAGGTACTGTAACTTTTGCATCAGAAGTTTTTAAACCACCAATTTGTATGCCTTCACCAGTATTTGGATATTGTTTTGTTATAATTGCCATAATATTATTTTACCTTTTTGTTAAAAAATTTTGCTTATCCTCTAAGCATTGCTCCTTGAATATGAATACGTGCAGAATCTCCATTAGAAGAAGCATCAGTTGTTGTTCCTTCTACATTAATTCTAAAAACTAATGGTTGGCCATCTCTCATAGCTTGAGTAACAGGTAATACTGCACAAGAACTAGTGTTAAATTGTAACCCACTAGCAGTACTATATTTATTATTTGTTAGCGTACTTAATATGTGTTCCTTATAAAGTGTAGAAGTTCCACCTCTATAGTATCTACCTCTAACAAAGCATCGTCTATTTTGTCCTAGATCTCCGCTACCAAGAAGTGTTGTCGCTCTTAGTATTAAAGCATAACATTTACTTTGCCATCCAGTTTCAGCAGTAGATAATAAGTCATTAAGATAAGTTGTTATAGTAAACTCACCTGTATTTTGACCAAAATTATTTACATACTCAATATAAGTATTAGTATCTGATGCAGGTTTAGCGGCCGTTGATCCTGCTGTCCAATATGAACCAGAAGTAGTTGCTCCATTTGTTCCATTTATTTCAATAAATCTAGGAAATGTATTTGTTATCTGTGAATCAATATAAGATTTAATTGCTTCAGACGTAGATAGATTAGTAGCTGTAGCAGTACCCATTGTATCATCATCTATAACATCACTTAACTTTGCAAACGGAATAGCTTTTACAGCAAAGTTTCCATTATTATCAAACTCCATTGTAGTGTTATCAACTTTTCCTGATATAATAGAGTTAGTAACCTCAATACCTTTATTGTTATTTGCAGCACCTGCTTGTAAATTAAGTAAATCTAACTCAGAAATATTACCATTAGTATCAAAGCCTAATGCTTTATTGGCCCGTCTAGTAGTTGAGCCTACTGTATATGTAGTTGTGGATGGATCAGTTTCAGGGAAAACAACTGTTCGATTTAACTGATCATTTTGCTGTTGATTCTGTGCTACTACCCGGTCGAATGATTTATTTAAAGCCGTTGGAACAATAGTTGATCCTTCCTGAAGATCATATTCCTGGGTGTAAGGCACTTCTCTAAATATAACTACTTTGTCATGGATAGTTAATGCAGGAGATATTGTAATAACAACATCTGCACCTAACTCTACGTTGCCATTGATAGCTGATACTGTAAAAGAAAAATCAGAAGAGGGTACAATGTTTCCATTAGCTAATAGAATAGATAC